GTCGTGGCTTACGACGGTCGAGAGCACGAAGGAGACAGCGCGCATCGTGACCAGCTACAAGAAGAAACGTCTCCAGGAGAAGCAGGTAAGCTGGGCACAGCAGATACTCGCGTCCGCACTAGCCCAAGGGTGGTGGGGAACGATCACTATCAAGATAGAAGCTGGAGCGATCAAGCGGGTCGTCAAAGCAGAGAGCCTAGTCCCACCAGACTAAGAATAGTCCCGCTTGCCCGTCACGACGCGCCTCTTGACCGGTAGTCCTTTGACTTGACTCGGAGTCCTATTACATGGTCTAATGCAAGTGGACCCGAGTAACCCCAAAGGAGACCACATGACAGCAATAATCCAGATCGCAAACATGAGAGCCAAGGTCGACACCGAAGGCGCATTAGTCATCAACACATGCAACAACAACCCGGACAATTGGCAAAACGGGCTGAGCCCATTCAGCATCGGGCCATGCCCGTTGTTCGGCGAGCACATCGCGCTGAACATGGAGAACGGATGGCAGTTCACCAAGCTATACGCGAAGCACGCAGACGCCAAGGGCAACCCCACCGACGCATTTTGGGAATGGGCGCAAGCCGGATTCGCCAACCCCAAGGCCATCCGATTTCCAATGGGCAGAGGAGCGAAGCCACTGCACGCATGGTGGGATGGGCAGCAGCTCGGCTACATCGACGCGCGCAAGCAGATATACGCACCGCTGTATGCGCAAGCGGTGCAGAAGACGGCCGGATTCGCGAAGCTGAAGAAGCTGCACAAGACCGAGAAGCGCATCATCTTGCGCGACTTTGACGGGTACGATCACGACAAGAAGAAGATGACGCTGACCCAGGTGCTGAACACGCCGAAGCGCAAGATGGGACACGCATTCGTATTGAAGATGCTGTTGACCAACGACATCGCGTTGAAGGAGTGCGATATCCGATGAGCGACAACGACACCACCACCAAGTCGTATTGCATCGTTAACAACTTGTCGTATCTCGAGCCTTCGGTGAACGACAACGCGACACGGGCAGAGGTGACCGCGTTCGTCGAGAGCCTGCTTGATCGCATCGGAGCCAAGGACGGAGGCACCTGGGTCAACATCGAGGTGTCGAACATCGATCAGGGATCGCGGATCGAGAACTACAGCATCATCCAACGACGCAGCTAGTCAAGCAGCACACACATAGAGCCGTGGGTAGCACCACGGCTCTTGTCGTATCTTGACTCTTAGTCAACCTGGTTGACCACGCGAGGGGTTCACAGCGATACCTCTTTAGTGTTTAATGAAGATTGAGAGTTGTTGTTGTCGGGTTACCTTACGAGAGGGACCTGCGCTTTCGGTTGCGCAGGTCCCTCTCGTTGTATTAGGAAAACACATGCTGATCAGCCACCAAAATCGCGGCCATCTGCTTGGTATCGTTCTCAACGATGCCGACGTGGTGACGGCTAACGCAATCGTCCAGACCGCAGACGACCACTCGCACAGCGGCTTGACCGCACCCGTTGCTACTACTGACAACGTCAATAAGGACGAGTTTAGTTCGGTCGTCTTTAACCTCGATACGCCGCGTATCAGGTTCGACCAGCTAGAAGGACGTGACCACATGGTCGTTCCTATGATCATGCTCACCCAGGGAGTGCACGCCGGATCGCAAGGACCTATCCTCTATCTCAACGAGGAGCTAGGCAAAACGCCTGCGGTCTGGAATCACAAGCCCGTCGTGGTCTACCACCCAGTGAAGGACGGAGTAGGTGTCTCTGCTTGCACACCCGTCGTCCTCAACAGCCGAAAGATCGGCATCATCCTTAACTCGCACTTCAAGGACAGTCGGCTACACGCCGAGGCCTGGTTGGAGGTCGACCGAGTTAAGAGGATCGATGACCGCATCCTCACTGCTCTTGAGGCAGGCGAGATGGTCGAACTGAGCACCGGTCTCTTCACCGACAACGAGAGGGAGTCAGGGACTTTCGAGGGCAAGGAGTTTACCTCCATCGCCAGGAACTTCCGACCTGATCACCTGGCTATCCTCCCCGACAAGACAGGTGCTTGCTCCATCGAGGATGGCGCTGGCCTCCTCCGCCTCAACAACGAGATGTCGCACGAGCAGGTTCGTAGCGGCATCCTCATGAAGCTACGCGAGATGTTCGGTGAGAGACCTTGGTTTCTCGAAGAGATCTTCAACATGTTTTTCGTTTACACGCTGGACGACAAGATGTTTAGTCAGTCCTACGTGATGGACGAAACAGGTATCACTTTAGAAGGACCACCAACGGAGGTGGTCCGGGTCACGGAGTTTAGGACACTCGATGGCGACCAATTCGTTGGCAACATCAAGGAGAGTTTTAGCATGGACAAGAAGAAGTTTGTCGACGGGCTGATCGCCAACTCGTCGTGGGAAGAGGAGGATCGCAAGTTCCTCATGGGATTGTCAGAAGACCGTCTCAAGAAAATGAATGTGGTGGTGTCGAACGTCGACCCCAAGGCGAAGCCAATGGCCATTGAGCCGCCCAAGAATCCGGAGCTTGTCGCACCGGTCGTCGCCAACGCGGCACCCAAGGTCGTCAGCGTCGCTGACTACGTCAACAACGCACCGGCAGGGATCCGGGACATGCTGACCGCTGGTCTGCAGTCTCATCTACTGGAGAAGGCCAAGCTCATTGCGACCATCGTCGCCAACGAGCGCAACAATTTCAGTGAGGAAGCACTCACGGCCATGAGCCATGCAGACCTAGTGTCTATCGCTTTCCTCGCTCAACCTGCCATCCAGAACGTACAGTCACAGCCGTCCTTCGCTGGTCTCGGCCTCGACGCTTTCACGAACCCCACAGTCGAAGAAGCCGGAGAGCCTCTGTCGCTCCCCGTGCTTAACTTCGAGAAGAAGTAGGAAGGCTGAAACATGGCTAACCAAATCCAGTTGATCGGCAGTTTCCGAGCAGAAGAGGACGTCGCAGACGAGGCGATCACTCCCGGACACATGCTCGAAGTGACAGCAACCGGAGTGAAGAAGCACGCCACCGAAGGTGGCTACGCTGAGCGAGCGGTTGCAGTAGAGGATGCTCTTCAGGGTAAGATCATCACGGATGCCTACGCCACTGCGGCCAGGGTGTTCTATCACTTGCTTGTGAAGGGCAGCGTCGCGCAGTTCTTCCTCAAGGCAGGTGAGACTGTGACCAAGGCGACTCCTCTTATCTCAGCCGGTGACGGAACGCTTATCGCCCAGGCGAGTGCGACCACCACCACGAACGTCTTGGATATCATCGGATATCCGCAAGCGGCCTTGGATCTGACTGCGACTGGCGCAGTCGACACCCTCCTTGCCGTCCGAGTCAGGTAGAAAGGACAGAACATGAAAGACTTTTTCTTGAATGGGCAAGCACACGGTGGTGTCGCTTCAAAGCTCATGTCGAACAACTTCGACGTTCGCTGCTTGCGACCCTACGCAGGCAGGCAACGTGCGGACGGAGATGCCTACATCACCTCGAACGGTGAAAACGGCAAAGAGATCATGGTCCCGGTGCACAACGCTACCGCGACCCTGAGGAAAGACGACTGGATCATCCTCGATGAGGCCATCGTCAAGGTCGCCAAGGAAAGGCTGCGTCTGGTGGCGGATCTCCGCTCGCGAGGCTTGCAGTTCACCATTCCGAACGGCATGTCGAAGACTGTTCTCGAAACAGAGACTCAGAGCGACATCAGCGAAGCCATTGTCAGCATGGACGGATTGCGAGCGAGTGAGGCCGATAGGCCAGTGTTCACGCTCGACGCCCTTCCTCTGCCGATCATTCACAAGGACTTCCACTTCTCGGCTCGTCAGGTCATGGCCAGTCGTAACGGTGGCAGCCCCTTGGACACGACCACTGCCGAGTTGGCAGCACGTCGCGTTTCGGAAGAGGCAGAGAAGATGCTGCTCGGCACGTCGTCGGCCTTCGCCTACGCTGGTGGGACCATCTACGGTTACACCACGTTCCCCAACCGTCTGACCAAGGTCATGACGCTACCTTCCTTCTCGTCTTGGACACCAGCTACCACGGTGACTGAGGTCCTGGAGATGATCGAGCAGGCTTTCGCCGCGTTCCATTTCGGCCCCTATATGCTCTACACGTCTCCTGCGTGGGCTCCGTCCCTCGATGGTGACTACTCGACGGCCAAGGGGGACAACACCCTGCGTGATCGCCTGAGGAAGATCGAGCAGATCGAGGACGTCCGTCAAACGGACTTCCTCACCGGTTTCCAGATGATCCTGGTCCAGATGACGTCGGACGTTGTCCGCGAGGTCGTCGGCATGGACGTCACCACCGTGCAGTGGGAGACGCTGGGCGGAATGCAGTTGAATTTCAAGGTCATGGCGATCTTGGTGCCCCAGCTTCGCTCCGATCAGAACAACAACACAGGTATCGTTCACGGCACCGCTGTCTAGTAGAACGCATCCTAGTCATGCCCCCGACTCCAAGATTATGCGCTCTTGGAGTCGGGCGTGTGGCGTCTTTTTGGGAAGGAAAAAGACGAGTATGAAGTTTAAGCTCTTAGGCGGAACCCACACCCAGTTCGGTAAGACCTACCGAAAAGGAGAGATTATCGATTGCGTAGTCGATCTCGCGTTGGTGTTTGCAGGCAAGTTCCAAGTCCTGCACCCCGAGACCGCGCCGAACCCTACCGCCCACGAAAAAGAAGGCGACGAGGTCAAGGATAACCGTGGTATCGAGATGACCGGCGACTTTGCTTCCGCAGCAAGCGAAGGTTACCGCGTTTTCCGTCGCGGATCCTGGTATCACATCTTCGAAGGCGACTCCTACGCTCCCCTTAACTCAAAGGGTCTTCGTGTGTCGGAGGTAGACCAGTTCATGGAATACCTCGAAAAGTCACAAAACGAGCAGTCCAGCGGTGAGGACCTTCCCCAGGACAAAAAAGGCAAGGACGAGGCTCCCGAGCCAAAAGAGACGTCGTTCGGAACTGACGTTACGCTAGAGTTCCCACACTCCGCAGCGCGTGGATATCTGGTCTACCGTCGCGGTTCCCGGTTCTATGTCTACGAGAAAGGGGAAGACACCCCACTTAACGACTCAGGACTGAAGAAGGTCAAGGTAGACGACTTCACAAAGTCGGATCTTGAAGAGAAGTAATAGTGATACGTTGGAGTCCTGACCAAATCTGGAAAGGTGAGGACGCCTACATTGTAGGTGGAGGCGACTCCTTGCGCGAGTTCGACTGGGAACTGCTGAGGAACGTCAAGACCATCGGCTGCAACTCAGCGTTCATCCTAGGTGCGGGTATCATCGACGTCTTGCTCTTTGCTGACTGGGTGTGGTGGGACAAGATTGGTCTTAAAGGAACTGAGGAGTTTGGCGGTATCGTCGTGGCTTGCTCCCCCAGGCTGCACAACTCGACCTGTCCTTGGCTCCACCTGATGGAGCGGCACGAATCAAAACGCGGCTTATCTCGCACAAAGCTTAGCTTCTGTGGGAACACAGGAGCTATGGCGATCAACCTGGCTCTCATACTAGGTGCACGCCGCGTCTTCCTGCTTGGCTTCGACATGATGCTTGGTAAGGAGAATAAGCCCAACTGGCATGACCTCCGCTACGAGGGTGGTCGTGAAGAGGTTTACCGTCGCTTCATCAAGCAGATGCAGCCAATAGTCACGACACTCCCCACAGTGTTCCCTGGATGCGAGGTCATCAACGTTACAGACAGATCAAACCTAGACCTGTTCCCCAAGGTTTCTCTTGAGGAGCACTTCCAACTACAAGGGAAGGTAGTAGCATGAGCAGTCTCGATCTCAGCAAGTTAGACCTCAACCGTCTAGAGGCAGACATTACCGGTGCTCTGGCAAACGGTCTCTCTGACCTAGTGCAGGGAACAGCAGCGGACCTGCAAAAGTTCGCAGCCGCGATCACCAACGACATGCTCGAAGCACAGCTTACGGGAAATCAGGTGGTGGTCGACGTCGTGTTGGCTCAGCTATCCGTCATCGCAGAGATCAACCGGGTGCGAGTCGAAAACCACACGTGGATCGTGGTCCAGTCAGTGACCAAGGCCATTTTTGCAGCAGCGATCGCTGGTGCTGCTTCGGTGTTACTTTAGGAAGGGAAGAAACATGCCAAACACGAAACTAGAAGCAGAAGTGGCGGTAGTTGCCAAGTCGAAGCCAGGCTTCAAGACCACCGAGTTCTGGAAGAGCCTAGCCGTGCACGTGATCGCGCTAGCGGTCATTGCTTACGGTATGCAGAAGGGCTCCGACGGTATCGTGCAATTCGGCACGATCCTCATAGGCATCACTCAGGGAACCTACAACATCGGTCGCTCGATGGCGAAGGGTGGCGCATCCAAAGGCGTGGCCGCGTTGCTCGCAGCGAAGGACGTGTAGTGAAGAAGCTCGTCCTGTGTCTCTTTTTGCTGGTGGGCTGCGGCACTCCCGGCTACATCAAGGCAGAAGCCATTGAGAAGACCGTGCTCGGTCTCGTTAATCGCCACGATGCCTACGTCGACGTCGACGCTTCGCTCTCTCCACTCGAAAAGCGAGTATTCAAGCGAGATGGGGATCTACTGAGAATCCTCTTCGCTGAGGCGAAAAACCCTACGGAGCCAAAAGAAGAAGAGTAGTCATGGCAGTCAGGACCACAGACGCAGCAGTTAAGGGGATCATCGAGGTTGACGCTACGATCTCAACCACCCCGTTTATCGAGGCTGCGAGTGCTATCGTAGATGACGAGTGCGTCGACTCTGGCTACGACTCGACGAGACTAGAGCTAATCGAACGTTGGCTCTCTGCTCATTTTTACGCGATCCGCGACAAGCAGGTATCGAGCGAGAAGGCGGGTTCTGTTGGCGAGGTGTTCCAGTTCAAGCTAGGTCTGAACCTGGCAGTGACTATGTATGGTCAGATGGCTATGCAGGTCGACACACAGGGAAACCTGGCGAACCTGAGTAAGCGCACTGAAAAAGGTTTCAGCAGCGGAGCCAAGGTTGTTTGGCTTGGAACGGAGCCACCCACGTAATGGACGAGTTTCTCATCAACGCGCTGCAGGGAGTAGTGGCTAGTGGTCCAGTCGCTATCCTCCTGATGTGGCGACTCAAAAAAGCAGACGACCGTATCAAAGACCTTGAAGGTCAACTAAAGACGGTGAACGCGGATCAGACGAAATTTCTCAAGGGGCTTGCAGGAGTTGAGGAGTAACACATGGCCGCGAAACCGCCAGAGCGAATCAACGGTAAGAAAGACCAACTAGAGGAACTCAGGCAAAAGGCCAGGACGGTCTATATGAGCGACCCTGAGAGACTAAAGCGAGTTCGAGCGCGTGCGAAGCAAGAGGCACGTAGGACGCTCCTTGAGACCAAGTGCATCACAGAAGAGGAACTAGCTGCTCTGGAAGAAGAAACCACCTAGTGGGTATCATCACCAAGATGCTGAAGCAGACCGCCGCTTATTGGCCTCCTACAGGCACAGATAAGCGCGGTCAGCCTACGTTAGGCACACCCATCGACATCTTGGTGCGCTGGGAGGACAAGACCGAAGAGTTCATCGACCCCGCGACTGGCACACGGCAGATGTCGAAAGCTATCGTCTACGTGGACCGCGACGTCCTGGTGCACGGAGTCCTCTTGCTTGATGGTCTCACTAGCACGACTGACCAAGACAATGCAAAAGCGAACGACGGAGCGTGGGAAATCCGTCGATTCGAGAAGCTGCCGACCTTACGGCAGACGAAAGCTCCACTAAGGACTGTTTTCCTCTAATGGCTCGCGACGCACTAGGTCGGTTCCTCCCTGCGGGAGTTGAGATCTCACTCACGGGCTCTGGTCCGCGAGTAGAAGGTGTGTCCAAGGTTCTGCAGAACCTAAAGAAGGCGAAATTCGGTCTAGGTCGGGAACTAGAAAAAGGTCTAACACTCGCTGGCCTTTTCCTTCAGCGCAAGAGCCAGGACGTGGTGCCTATCGACACAGGCGCATTGCGCAACTCGGCTTTCACACGCAAGTCAGGCGAAGGACTCAGCACCGAAATCCGTGTTGGTTACACACAGAACTACGCCATCTTCGTGCACGAAGACCTCGAAGCTCGTCACGCACCAGGCAAGATCGCGAAATACCTAGAGAGGCCAGCCAGAGAAAATAAAGACGAGATCAGAAGGATTATCTCGAAAGCGATGAGCGGGCGATGATCAATAACCCACCCGCTGACGTGATGGCGGAATACCTCGTTGCCCAGGGTCTCTTCACTGACCCGAGCAAGGGCAAGGCTTGGCCCATCTATCTCACGCACGAGCCAGACGCACCGACTACGAAGGACGACGTGGGAACGATCTACGACACCATCGGTGTCAAAGACGGTCGAGTCATGTCGGGGGAGAACATCTTCCACTTTGGTATCCAAGTCCGTGTGCGAGCACAGCAGTATCTCGACGGCTGGCAAAAAGCACGAGACGTCGTTGCTGACCTGGAGACCGTAAAAAACGTGGAGGTTCTCGTTGAAGAGTCGGTCTACACTCTCGTTAACATATCACAAACCAGTCAGGTTCTCTTCATCGGGCTAGACGAAAGCACGAAGAGAAGGAACCTGTTCACTGTAAACTTTTTGGCGACTTTGAAGGAAGTGTAATCATGCCACGAATCGACGACGGATTTTCGACCACTATTGACTTCGCGCTAGACAGCGCGGTCCAGTTTTTCGAGAAAGAGGTTCAGCCACCTGGCCTCGCTTCTGGTGGTGCGATTGATACCACCACGATGCTCAACACCACCTACAGGACGATGGCTCCTAAGAAGCTGATCACCCTGACTGAGTCTTCGCTGGTCGTGGCCTACGATCCTCTCGTTTACAACGAGATCATCGCCATGATCGGAACGATCCAACAGATCACGATCACCTTCCCAGATGGAGTGACCATCATCTTCTTTGGGTGGATCGACGAGTTCACTCCTGCGGCGCTGGTCGAAGGTGAGCAGCCAACGGCCGACATCACGATTATCCCGAGCAACCAGAACGTTAGCCTGGTCGAGACCGCTCCGGTCATCGCGTAGTAAGAGGGAGCAGTCCCTTATGCGGGTAAGCGCCAACCCGCATAAGGGAGTCAAGAAAACGGCGTAAACCAGGGAAGAAAAAACGACATGGAAGAAGTCAGGCTATCACTCAAGCGGACGACCGTCAAATACACTCTCGAAAAAGAGGACGGCAGCGAACTGGTGTGTCTCCTAAAAGAGATGACCGGGCCAGATCGAGACGCGTATCTAACGCGACTTGCTCAGCGGATGCAGTGGAAAGACGGAAAACCCGAAGGCATGAAGAACGTCAGCGGGATCCAGTCCTACCTCATCGAACTGTGCCTCTACGACGAGACAGGCACTAAGAAGGTCAACCCCAAGGTGATAGCCACTTTCCCTGCGCAGGTGCAGGACCATCTCTTCAAGAAGGCGCAAGAGATCAGCGTCGTCGAGGACGAAGGCGAAGAGGACGACGAGGGAAACGTGTCAGAGGTGAAGAGCGACAGTGGTTCCGACTAGCTTCTCACCTACACATGTCCAAGCAGCGATGTCAGGCCGAGACGACATCTTCGGAGTTCGTAAAGTGGATCAGGTATCTTGATGACGAGGTCAACGCGTTCCACCGTGAAGACTACTACTGGGCGCAGATCGCGGCCGAGATCAGACGTGGAAACGTCAAGCATCCAAAGAACGTCAAGGTAGGCGACTTCATCATGACCTTCACGACGACGACGAAAAAGAAGGCAGAGAAAAAAGAGAAGGCAGAAGGTCTAAGCCGCGAGGCGCGGATTGCGAGATCGAAGAGTTTCTGGAGCGCGTTGGCAGGTAAGGAAGTCTAATGGCGTTTGAGACTGTCCTAGGCGACTTGCTCGTCAGACTAACGGGCGATTCCACCAAATTCGAAAAGATGATGGAGAACGCACAGCGGAAAATCGAGAAAAGCTCTAAGCGTCTCGGTGCAGCTGGCCGTCGCATGTCTCTCGCTATCACAGCTCCGCTCGCGGCCATCGCTACCGCCAGCGTTAAGACCTTCGCTGATTTCGACGACGCGATGACCAAGTCGACCGCCATCATGGGTGACGTAGCACCTGAAATGCGCACTCGCATGGAGGAGTTAGCTAGAGAGCTTTCGCGCAATGGAGTAACGAGTGCTACCGACTTAGCTAGTTCTTATTTCTTCCTGGCTTCGGCTGGTAAGACCGCAGAGCAACAGTTGGCTACCTTGGCGACTGTCGAAAAATTCGCAGTCGCTGGCGCGTTTGATATGGCTCTTGCTACTGACCTCCTTACCGACGCACAAAGCGCACTCGGTCTTGCGTCGAAGGATACTGCGACTGACCTAGAGAACATGACGCGGGTGTCCGACGTCTTGATCAAGGCGAACACCCTTGCTAACGCGTCGGCAGAGCAGTTCGCAAAGTCGCTGACCACTAAAGCTGCGGCGTCGCTGAAGCTCCTGAATAAGGATGTAGAAGAGGGTGTCGCTGTCCTGGCCGCGTTCGCAGATCGAGGAATCAAGGGGGAGCAAGCTGGTGAAAAGCTCTCTATCGTCTTGCGTGACCTCCAGGGTGCGGCACTTAAAAACACGAAGGTATGGAAGGCTCTCAACCTACAGACGTTCGACGCGACTGGGAAGATGCGGCCTATCGCTGACATCATCGAGCAGCTAACTACACGCTTCAGTGGCATGTCGGACGAGCAGAAAAAGTCTGCTGCTACGATGTTAGGCTTCAAGGACCGCTCGTTCTCTGCTTTGCAGACGCTACTTGGCACGAGTGACCAAATTCGCAAATACGAAGTTGCTCTTCGTTCTGCAGGCGGTATCACAGACGAGGTCGCGAGGAAGCAGCTAAAGTCGTTCTCCGCTCAGATGAAGATCGTGATGAACAACATTAAGGACGTTGGGATCGAGATCGGCAAGGAGCTAGCGCCTGTCCTTCGGTTCGTTGGTGAGAAGATTAGGGACGTTACAAATTTTTGGCGTAGCATGTCTGCCGAATCGAAGAGGTTCGTAATCGTCGTCGCAGCTATCGTGGCTGGTATCGGACCCATGCTCGTCTTCATGGGCGTAATGCTGTCGGTCGTCTCCACAGCCATTACCTTCTTCGCTGGCCTCTCAGTCGCAACCCTGGCTTGGGTCGCTGCACTCGCTCTTGTACCACTAGCTATCGCTCTTGTCGTCGACGCCACGACCGACGCGAAACTTGGCGTCCTCGATCTGGTGAACAGCTTCCGCATTAGCGGAGTAAAGATATCGACCTGGATGGAGGTTGCAGCACTTAAGATAATTAAGGTGTGGGAGAGTTTCAAAAGTGCGACACAGCTTCTGCTACTAAACATCGAGAAGTTCTTTGCAGACGCATCTGCTAATATGGCTTTGCGTTTCCTAGGAGCGTTCCGTAAGGTGAGGCAGGCGTTCGTTAAGTTCATGGACTTCATTACTCGCGGAGCGTTTAGCCAAGCTTTTGGTGATGCGATTGCAGAGCGTGCAAAACAGACTCGGGATACTCTTGAGCAGATAATGGATGGGACGACAGCACGCCAGAAGCAATTCAATAAAGACACGGAAAAACTCATTAAAGACCATATAACTCTACAGAAAGGGTTAGATAAGGAGTTAAATAAGCTATTTGCTGACGACGAAAAGGAGCTACGCGAAACAGAGGCGCGAGCAAAAAGCAAACTCGAAGCAAAAGAGCCGAAGGTTCCGGGATTGCCCGATATCAAGGTTCCTGAAATCGAAGGAGCCAAACAAGAAGCCCAG